GCCCTCGAGCAAGACCTCCAACGGTACTTCGAGGGGCAGCGGGAACGGGTGATGGCGGCCGTGCTGGGGGAGGGCTGAGGTGCCACTCACCAAGAAGGGCACGAAGGTGCTGCGGGCGATGCAGCGCACCTACGGGGCCAAAAAAGGCACCTCCGTCTTCTACGCCAGCGCCCAGAAGGGGACGGTGACCGGCGTCCATCGGAAGCGGAAGCGCCGCTGATGCGCCTATCACACGAGGTGTCATAGGGTGATAACCGTGCCCCACGACCGGTGGACGATGGGGAGCGTCTTCGCCCGGCTGAAGCTGAACCGGCACCGCTGGGGGGGCTGGCCGGAGCCCTGGCAGACCCGGCTCAGCAACCTGGACTGTGACGGCCGCTGATGCGCCTGGACGACCTCTACGACCGGGAGGCGGAGCAGCGGCGCCTGGCCGCGATCCTGTTCCCCCGCTACGCCCAGATGCTCGCCGCCTGGCACGAGACCGTGGCCTCGCAGTTCCCCGAATTGACCCCGGACGAGTTCCGGCTGGACGACGAGGCCACCCGGGCCGTCCTGGCCGAGGCGGCCGAGCGGGTGGTGTTGATCGACTCGGCCACCCGGGACGCCATCCGGCAGCAGCTGCGGGAGGGGCAGGCCAGGGGCTACTCGACCTTCCAGCTCGCCCACGGGGTGCCGGAGGACGATTACCGGGGGATCGACGGGCTCTTCTCGGTGACCTGGAAGGGGCGGGAGGAGACGGTGGCGCGGACGGAGCTCGCCCACGCCCAGAACGTGGCCAGTCTCGACCGCTACGAGGCCACCGGGCTGGTGTCGCACGTCCGGCTGCACGAGAACGAGGATACGGACGAGCCCTGCGCCTCGCGGAATGGCAAGATCGTGCCCCTGTCGGAGAAACCGGGCCTGCTGCACCCCCGCTGTAGGCTCGGCCTAGAACCCATCGTGGACGAGGTCGCGTGATGCTGAATAGCTGCCAGAACGACTGCGACCGGAGTGCCTGGCGCTACTGTCCCCACTGCGGGCGGCTCCTCCGTGAGACGCAGCCCGCGGCGCGGCGCCGACCGTCGGTGGGCGAGTTCGCCTCGCTGCGGGCGAAGGGGCTGACGTACAAAGAGATCGGCCAGCGGTTCGGCTTCGCCGGGCCGGGGCCGACCCGCCAGGTCGAGGCCCGGGCGATGCACGACTGGCAGCGGGCGAGTACGCGTCGCTTAGCCCACTCGTACCAGGAGGGCGGCGGCGCCCTCCGACCTCCCGAGGAACCGGGCGACCCCCGAAGCTGGAATGACCGGGAGGCCGTGGACGCCTACCACGAGGCCCGGCGTGAATACGACCGCGCCCGACGGCAGTGGGAGGAGGCCATCGGCGTGCCGATGCTGTCTCCGATTCGGCGTGCCGGCTCGGTGCCCTTCTGGCGGGCGGCGGTGGCCGGTGAGCTCCCGGGCCCGATCTCCCGGTGGCCCGAGGCGGAATGACCGCTATCCTGGCCCGCCCCCGCCTCGACCCCCGGCTGGACGCGCCCCTGGTGGGGCCCCGGGTGCTCTCTCTGGTGGGGGATGAGTCGGGCTGCGCCCTGTGGCGGGTGTGGCAGCCCTGCCGGTTCCTGCGCCTGCACGGCTACCCCTGCGACTGGGCCCACGTCAAGCACCCCTGGCTGATCGACGTGCCCCTCGAGCACTACCAGGCGGTCGTGCTGTGCCGGCTGGCCTGGCACCGGGCCGAGCGCCGGCGGGCCGAGGGCTGGCTCAAGGCGCTCCGGAAGCAGGGGCGCCGGATCTTCTTCGAGTGCGACGACGACCTCTTCAGCCGGTTCATGATCGACCAGCAGCTGGCCCGGGCCGACCGGGAGAAGTCCGAGCCCGAGCTCGAGGCCGACCGGGAGGCGTCCCTGTGGATGCTGCGCCACGCCGACGGGGTCACCGTCTCCACCCAGTACCTGGCCACCACCGTGCGCCGCTTCACCGACGCGCCCGTGGAGGTGATCCCCAACGCGATCGACGCCGAGTGGTTCCTCGGGCGCCAGCGGGGGGTCAAGCGCCTGGTGCCCAACGTCGTGATCGGCTGGGCCGGGGGCGGCCGCCCGGACGGCGACCTGGAGCAGATGGCGATCGCTTGGGGCCGGATCGCCCGGCGCTCCCCCCAGGTCATGTTCCAGGTGCTGGGGCACCAGCCCCCGGCCGTCGCCCGCCACGTCCCGCCGGAGCGGGTGATCCGGATCGGCTGGCTGCCGGTGGACGACTACCCGGCGGGGCTGGTGGGGATCGACGTCGGCTGCTGCCCGCTGGAGGACACGCCGTTTAACCGGAGCAAGAGCGCCGTCAAGGCGTTCGAGTTCGCCCTGTCCGGGGCCGCCGTGGTGGCCAGTCCGACGGTCTACGGCAAGGCGGTGCGGGACTGCGTCACCGGCCTCCTCGCCAGCACGGCAGACGAGTGGGAGCAGGCCCTGGCGGGGCTCGTCGAGAACGAACCGGTGCGGACGATGTTCGCCCGGCACCTCGAGCGGGACGTGCTTGAGCGCTGGTCGCTCAAGCAGCACTACTGGAAGTGGCCGGCGGCCTGGCAGCGGTTGATGGAGGCGGCAGGGTGAGGCGCTCGGTGGGCGTCCAGGAGTTGCTCACGTTGCGCCCCGTCGTGCTGAGCGGGCACAAGGGCCGGGAGGTGGAGGTGGATACCGACCCCCGCTGCCCCGCCTGCGGCAAGCGCCTGGGGGAGTACTTCGGGCTGCCGTGGAGCGTCAGGTGCCGGAACTGTGGGCACCAGGCCCGCAGGGAGTAGACTACGCTCACCGACGGGTGGGGCCGGCGACGCGTGAACGCCCCGGCCCCTGGCATCACGTCCCCTGTGAGGAGCCGTGATGCGTCTCCAGTGTACGCACCGCGAGGCGTCCCGGCTCCTCTCGAAAGGAGCCGCATGGGACCAGACCGGCGCGACCCCCTGCACCCGCCCGAGCACCCCACCCCGCCCCGCGACCGGCAGGAGGCGGAGCGACGCATCGCCGAGGCCGACCAGGCCATCGCGAGCCTTTGGGGCCAGATCAAGGGCTACAAGTACCGGTTCGACCAACGGGACAGCTACAACCGGGAGCGGAAGCGGGCCATCGCCCACTGGGAGGACGAAAAGGGGGTCTGCCGCACCTTCCTGAAGGGGCACCCCGCGCCCGCCCCCACCGGCCAGACGGCCGCCCCCGCGCCGCCCGAGCCGGCGCCGCCGATGGTGCTTCCCCTCCCGGCGCTCGCCGACCTCCAGCGCATCGAGGCGTTCCTCAACGACGGCATCCGGGCGGCGGCCAACGAGAAGCGGCGGCGCCTCTCCATGCCCCTCGAGGTGGCGGTGGAACACCGGGATGTCCTCCGTCGCTACACCCAGTCGGTCACCGGCGGCAACGTCGTGCCCCTGCGGCAGCGGAGCGGCTGAGCTCGGGGCGATTGACATCCCCGCCGGTTGCCGCTTAGACTGAGCGCACCCAGCGGCCCCCCAGCGGCCCTCATTCCGGTGCCTCCGGAGGAGGGCCGTTTCTCGTGTCCGGCAATCTCGTCTACGGCTACCCCCAGCGCACCGTCGAGCTGAAGACGGCCGGCGACGACTGGGAGGTCTCCGGGTACGCCTCCACCTGGGATCTCGACCTCGGCGGCGATGTGATCCACCGCGGCGCCTTCGCGGAGAGTCTGGCCTCGGGGTCGAAGGTCAAATTTCTGTATGCCCATGATGCGGCCCAACTGGTCGGGAAGCCCCTCGAGCTGCGCGAGGACGACCGGGGCCTGTTCGGGCGCTTCTCCCTGAGCCGGACGCGGCTGGGCCACGACGTCCATCAACTCCTGGTTGATGGCTGTCTGGATGCGTTTAGCATCGGCTTTCTGGCCAAAGAGCACGACTTCGACGAGAAGGCCAACGTACGAAACCTCAGAAAAGTCGAGCTCCTCGAGTGTAGCCTCGTCGCGTTGCCGATGAACCCGCGGGCGACCGTGTCGGCGGTCAAGGCGGAAGACTACGGGGCGATGCCCCTGGAGAGCCTGCTCGAGGTCTACGATACCCATCGGACCGGTGCCCTGGGCCAGGCGAAGGCCGTGGCCGAGCGCCGGCTGTCGGAAGGGCGGAAGCTCTCCGACACCGCCCTGGCCGCCCTGGAGCAGCTGCGCGCCCGCGCGGAAGCCGACGCCGCCGACCTGCTCCGGCTGGCCACCACCCCCCCCACGCCGAAGCCAGACGACCCGGCGCCAGCGAGAGCGGCCGGCCTGGTCGAGGCTCACCTGCGCCGGGCCCGGCTCCGGGAGCTCGGGCGGCGCTACGGAGTTTCGATGCCATGACCGCTCAACTGGTTGCCACCGTGACCGAGCTCGGCCCCAACATGACGCTGGAGGACAAGCGCAAGGAGGCCAAGACGCGCCTCGAGGAGGCGTCCTCGATCGAAGAGAAGCACTCCGGCCCCGGGGCCGAGCCCCTCACCGGGGCCGAGCTGGAGCGGGTCAAGCAGCTCCTCCTGGAAGTCGACGCCCTGCACGAGCAGATCGAGGCCGACGAGGAGCGCCGCACCCTGGTCGAGAAGACCCAGCAGTTGCTCGACCACTACTCCCGCCCCGTCTACCCCATGCAGCCCGGGCAGGGGGCCAAGGGCCCCCGCACCCCCGGCGACCAGTTCGTGCGCTCCGCCCAGTACCTCGACCTCAAGAACCGGGGCATCCTGGCCAACACCCTCAACCGGGTCGACTTCTCCGTGGCCATGGCCGACGGCACCTCCCTCCTCGA